AGCCATTGGTGGCTTGCCGGTGGTGTGCTTGGTGGTATAGTTCTTTCCATAGCAGTCTTTGCAGTCGCCGTGGAGATCAAATCAAATGGCGATAGGTAAGTATAGCCACAGCAAATTGATGGCTTTGATTAAGCAGCAGTCTGCGATTACGACTGGTGACGGCGGGGGAGGAACCACTAGCCCAGCCGGATCCAATACGCATGTCCAATATAACAACAATGGGTCCTTCGGAAATATACCTACTTTTACTTTCGATGGGACCGACATGAAGATTGCCGACGATGTAAAGATGATTTTCGGCACCAACTCAGATGCCCACATAGAATATAACGAGAATCAGGATGATTTTTTAGTCATTTCGGGATCGGATCATGGCATCGTATTGTCGGGCTCAACAATTCAAATAGCAGGAACCCTAGAGGGTGCCTCTCCTCTAAAGATCGGCGGTGAGCTACAGTTTGTATCCACGGGTGACACGGCTGCTTTCAACTTTGGACCAAATAACGAAGCGAAAATATACTACGAAGACGGCGGCAATGGGGCGTTGATCGTTTCGGGGTCAGTACAACGAGGCTTGGTCTTGTCCGGATCTTGTGTTCATGTTGACAAGTATTTGGCTATTGGAGACTGTTCTGCTACCCACGCAATCACTTTGCCAGACGCAAGCGATGATTCTGGAAAAGTAAAGGCAAATGCTTTTGTATCGTATTCCTCGATTAGATACAAGAAGGACGTTCAGCCACTTGAGGCTGCTGTTAGTACAATCAGTAAATTGCAGGGCGTTTCGTATAGCTGGAAGGACACCGGAAAGAAAGATTTTGGCTTCATCGCAGAGGATGTTGGGAAAGTGATACCTGAGATTGTTGAATGGAATCAGGACCCACAATACGCCAACACAATGGACTATACTAGGATTATTTCATTTTTGGTTGAGGCTGTCAAAGAGCAGCAAAAGAAAATAGATCTTTTAGCTGAAAAATTAGACAAAATAGATGTATAATGGTGTCAAATGAAAAAGCCTGATTTAAATGACATAGCCAAACTAGAACAAGCCATCTCAAAGAAATACGGTCCCGAAACCGTACAAAATCCCAGATCTGGCTGGACCAAAGAAAAAGAAGTTGATTATCTGCAACAAATAAAAGAAAGGTTTAAGCAAGACCTTAAACGCAGAGAAGATGGCGAAAAGATTAATAAAGATGGTTTTTTCGTATCAAAAAAACTACTTACTAGAGACGAAGACCGTGTTTGTCCTGCTTGCTTTGAATACTCGTTTAGTTTGAAAGACGATTTATACATGAACAAGTACGACTGTTGTTGGAAATGTTACATGCATTTTGTTGAAGGCAGAGAGGAACGCTGGGAAAACATAGACCAAAGAGTAGAGTTTTTAGGAAACTTTTATAAGGGGAAAGATAATGGCTAATATTTTAGATGTTGTACAAACAATTCAAAACATCGTATCCACCAAGGGCTACGACGGCGCACTCGACGAAGAAGGAAATCCAATTAAGATCGGACTCAGCCGCGAGGTTCCTAATATCGTTATAGATAGCAGGCTCGTTGATGGCTTTGCTGTACGCTTCCAGGGCGACAAGATGATTCTTAACTATTCGTCGGAGTGTAATATTAAGCAGGTTCAAAAACCAAACTTTGAAGATATGGTGGAGCAAAAAATTGCAGACATCATTTCCTTTTTGCAGAAAGAGTATAGAGCATCGGCGGGATCAAATCTTCGCTTGACAAAGGAAGGGGAAACTGATATCCTCGTTCAAAAGATGTCCAATGTCCGCACATGGTATCAGGCTAGCTGCATTTATAAGCTTGCGGGTGCCAAAGGTGTTCTAGAGGCAGATAAGCCGGGAGATATTAACGAAAATATCAAGAACTGGCTGAAAGGTGCAAAAAACAATAACCTACCGTTGTAGAAATGGCTTATAAACTGTCAAAAAAAGAGATCCTCGCTGAAATAGTGAAGTGCGGAAAAGACCCTGACTTCTTTATTAATAGTTACGCTAGGATCTCCCACCCAATCAAAGGTCTTGTTCCCTTCAAGACCTACGACTTCCAGACCCAACTGTTAAAAGATTTTAACGACCATCGTTTCAATGTCATACTAAAGGGTCGCCAATTGGGTATTTCTACCATTACTGCTGCCTATGTGTCTTGGATGATGCTTTTCCACCGCGACAAGAACATTCTTGTCATGGCAACTAAGTTCCAGACAGCAGCAAACTTGGTCAAGAAAGTCAAAGCAATCATTAAAAACTTACCAGAATGGATGCAGATAGCAAATATTTCCATCGACAACAGAACATCGTTTGAGTTGAACAACGGCTCCCAGATCAAAGCATCAACAACCTCTGGCGATGCGGGTCGTTCGGAAGCATTGTCTCTTCTTGTTATTGATGAGGCAGCGCACGTAGAAGGGCTTGATGAACTGTGGACTGGTCTCTATCCTACTCTATCAACAGGCGGGCGCTGCATTGCTTTATCTACCCCAAATGGTGTAGGAAACTGGTTTCACCAAACTTATACAGACGCAGAAGCAGGCATTAACGACTTTTTTCCAACGGTGCTTCCATGGCACGTTCACCCTGATCGAGATGATGAATGGTTTGAAGAAGAAACCAAAAACATGTCCCAGCGCCAAGTGGCTCAAGAATATGAGTGCAACTTCAACATGTCGGGAGAAACCGTCATTCACCCTGACGACATGACCACAATTAAACAAGGATTGCAGGACCCAAAATACAAAACAGGGTTTGATAGGAACTTTTGGATATGGGAAGAATACCAGCCAGGGTCAACTTATCTTTTGGTAGCCGACGTAGCACGAGGAGATGATAAGGATAGTTCTGTTTTTCACATCTTTAAGCTAGAAACAATGGAAATCATCGGAGAGTATAAGTCAAAGATCACACCAGATCTTTTCGCCAACATGTTAAACGAGGTTGGTAAAGAGTTTGGCGAATGCCTAATGGTTATTGAAAATAACTCTGTAGGCTTTGCCGTGCTCGACAAACTAAGAGACTTGGCTTATCCCAACCTTTACTATTCGATCAAGTCCACCCACGAATACGTCGAACAATACATAGGTGAAACTGCTTCAAACGCCGTCGCAGGTTTCTCCACCACTTCCAAGACCAGACCTTTGATTGTGGCAAAAATGGAAGAATTCATTAGAAATAAACTAGTTACAATATATTCGGCTAGACTATTTAATGAGTTAGAAACATTTGTTTGGCAAAACGGTCGCCCCCAAGCCATGCGTATGTATAATGATGACTTGGTTATGGCTTTTGCTATTGGTTGTTGGGTTAGAGATACGGCTCTTGAAACTAATCAGAGAGACATAGAATATACAAAAACATTTCTCAGCACAATGACTAGGACAAAAAGTGAATTAAATACGACAATTCCGGGTCAACAGGGCTATAAACCTGTTGCAAAAAGTGCTAAGATAAAAGAACAACAGCAATTTAATTGGATTCTTAAAGGATAAAAACAATGGCTCCCAAAAATGGAAAGAATGTAAGAAATCCCGCCTCCCCTCTCTTTAAAAGATTAACCAGGCTTTTCTCTGGTCCAATCGTAAACTACAGAGCACAAAACGTAAATCAAAACAGAAGACAGGAGCTGGACAAATATGCATCTAAGTTCCAGTCTGCCTCGGGGAAGCAATTTAAAAGACTAGATTATAATCCATTTTCTGATTTAGCAGCAAACGTTTACCTAAACCAGTCCAGACTCCAAAGGTACGTTGACTTTGATCAGATGGAGTATGAGCCAATTATTGCTTCCGCCTTGGACATCTATGCAGATGAAATGACCACCTCTTCCCACATGAAACCACTACTTAACATCCATTGTCAGAACGAGGAGATTAAAATTATTTTGAATTCCCTCTTTCACAATGTTTTGAATATTGAGCATAATATTTTTAACTGGTGCAGGACCTTGTGTAAATATGGAGATTACATTCTATATTTGGAAATCGATGACAAAACGGGGGTTGAAAACGTAATCAGTCTGCCGCTTCGCGAGGTAGAAAGGCTCGAAGGGCAGGACAAAACAAATCCCAATTACATCCAATACCAGTGGAATTCAGCAGGTCTTACTTTTGAAAACTGGCAAATTGCACACTTTCGTATTTTGGGAAATGATAAATACGCCCCTTACGGTACCTCCGTCCTAGACCCTTCCAGAAGGATATTCAGACAGCTAACCCTTTTAGAGGACGCGATGATGGCTTATCGCATTGTTCGGTCACCTGAGCGACGTGTATTCTATGTTGATGTCGGAAATATGGCTCCCAACGATGTTGAGCAATACATGCAGAAGGTTATGACTTCTATGAAGCGTAACCAAGTTGTTGATGCAGATACTGGTCGCGTTGATCTTCGCTATAATCCCATGTCTGTTGATGAGGATTACTTTATTCCTACTCGTGGCGGACAATCAACCAGGGTTGAAAGCTTGCCCGGAGGAACTTACACGGGCGACATTGATGATGTTAAATACCTAAAAGATAAACTATTCTCGGCACTTAAAGTTCCCCAATCTTACCTTTTCCGTGGCGAAGGTGCTGATGAGGACAAGGCAACTTTGGCTCAAAAAGACATTCGTTTTGCGAGAACAATCCAGAGATTGCAAAGAGTTGTTATTACAGAACTAGAAAAGATCGCCATTATCCACCTTTTCACTTTGGGATACAGAGAGAACGATCTTATTTCTTTTAAACTTTCAATGAACAATCCATCTAAGATTGCTGAACTCCAAGACTTGGAACAGTGGAGAACCAAATTCGATGTTGCCACCGCAGCAGCAGAAGGATTCTTCTCCAAGCGCTGGATTGCAGAAAATCTCTTCGCAATTTCAGAAGAGGAGTTTTTGCGTAACCAAAGAGAAATGTTCCACGATAGAATAATTACAGCAGAACTAGATCAATCAGCCGAAGCAGTGGATGCCATGGGCGGCGGCGGTGGTCTTGGCGGCGACGATCTCTTGGGCGACGAAGGCGGTGGAGGAGAAGACCTTCTCGGTGACGAAGGCGAAGAGGGGGAAGGCTTACCGGAAGAGCCCGCAGCAGAAGAACCAGACACGAACCTTTTGGCAGTACCACCAGCTAACCGGGATGACAAAGTTGAAAAGAAAGTTGGCGGCGAAAAGATGACAACGACTGCCAAGTCCAAGGGAAAGTGGTATAAGCCACGAAATGACCTTTCTGGAAAAAGAGCACAGCAAAGACAGATGTCTGCCGATGCGGGAAGCAATCTTGCAAGTAGTGCTAGCAGAAACATCAACAAGGGCTATCATGACCTTTCACGCTTGGCAAGAGGGATTAAAGAGGAACAGGATTCTAATTATAGAGAAGAAGAAAGAAAAATCTTTAAAATTAATAACGAAGTAAAAAGTTTAATAATGGAATTGGAGACCAAGAAAGATGTCAGCGAAAATTAAGCACAACAAAAAAAGGAACACTATTTTCCTTTACGAAGCGCTCGTCAGAGAATTGACAAAAGCTACTGTTGATAGGGATCAAGGCAGGAGAGAAACTATCTTGAATATTGTCAAAGAGCATTTTAATGCCAATACCCTCATGGGACGCGAAGTGCGGATCTACAAAAACATTTTGGAAACCAAGGATGCGAAAACAAACATCGCAGAAAAAATCTTGTCTGAATCTAAAATCGAGTACTCTGTTCTCAATAAGAAGCAGATTTTCACAGAGCAAAGCCAAATGATCTCCAAGATCAACAAGGAGCTTTCCAAAGATGTATTTAACATTTTTGTCCCAAATTACAAAAACTTGGCTACACTTCATCAAGTATTTAACAATCTCGACCTATCAGCCAAAGAGAGGGTTCTTTTAGAAGAGGAAGCCCTAATTCTAATGGTGGAGGCTAAAGAAGAGGATAGCCAAAAAGAACTAAAGCACATCGACAGCCTTGTGTTTAAATCTTTTGTCGAAAGATTTAACAACGAATATAGCGGTCTCCTCGAAGAACAGAAGACGTTACTTTCCAGATTTATCGCTTCCGGCATCGGTAATGACCTTGAGTTCCAGATCTACTTAAATACAGAGATTGGAAGATTAAAGGAAGAAGTTGCGACTGCCAAGGCAAGCAAAGAATTTTTGGAAGACGGCGAAATGACCGAAAAGGCAGACCAAGTACTCGGACTTTTAGAAGCTTTCAGCCAAAAGCCTCTAGAGGACAAGGACCTAAAGAAGATCTTAAAGATCCAAGAATTGGCTAGGGAAATAAATAACTAAAATGACTGTTAAAATTACCTTGAAAAATCAGTTACCATTAGATGTAATGCAAAATGAGATAAAGATCCTTGAGATGAAGCGCTCATTGGCGGGTCACATTATGGTCTTCAATCATATCGACATGGATATTGTGCTGGATGCACAAAAGGGCAAAATTACTGCCTATACAAAAAAGGATTTCGGGGAATTGGTATACAAGAGTCAAAACAGATTGTTTGAATATCTTTTTAAAAAGGGCGTCATTTATCCAGATAGTGTAAAAGGGGCAAATGTTTTTGGTGCTATGGAGTGTTCTTATCCTGTGGACCAAAAGATTGATAATTTGGTGGAGATAGTACTATATAACATCGCTGGCTTCATGAATGAAGAAAGACCCTATATGCAATCATTCGAGTGGGTTGAAGAGGTCGAAGACGAGAGAGTAGCCGACCCTCCCAACAGCGAAACCACCCCATTGGGCAAGGTCCCACAAGAGCCCAAAAAAGGAACATTAAGCCCAGGATATCCGGGGTATTATTATGGACTAGCAGGAATGTACAGGTACGAATAGTGGAGCTTTTATATTTTATTCTCGCCTCTTGGGGAATGACCCAAATCTTAGTTTACGGAAGCATTTTTTCAGAACAGCGCCATTGGATTTTAGAAAAATCTGATTGGTTTGGCGCACTTATCCATTGCCCAATGTGTACGGGTTTTTGGGTGGGCGTATTTTTGTTCGGCATAAATGGCTTAACAGAACTATTTAATTTTGAGTATAATATCGCTAATTTGCTGATTTTGGGCTGTATTTCTTCTGCTACTTCTTACGCTCTCAATGTTGTTATAGGCGATGGCGGAATAAAAATTAATCAGATTAACGAGTAAGGAGGCTAAAATGACAGCAAAATGGATGTTACAACCAGTTAGAAGATGCTGCCGTGGCTCTTAGCTCGCACGGGTCGCGCCCGTAAAAGGATTGTTATTATGTCAAAAATGTTACTAACAGAATTTTATCAACTATGCGAAGGTGGTGTGTGCCAAGATCTTCTCACCGAAGACGAAAAGCGATATATCGCCAACGGCGGTCTTATTCTTTCTGGTGTGATGCAGAGAGCAGAAGCGCAGAACGGAAACGGCAGAGTTTATCCTGCGCGTGTTTTGGAGCGAGAGGTGGATAACTATAAGAAGCTCGTAAAAGAAAAGAGAGCACTGGGGGAATTAGATCATCCAGAGTCTTCCATCGTTAACCTCGCCAACGCATCCCATATTGTTACAGACATTTGGTTTGAGGGCAAGGATGTTATGGGAAAAATTAAAGTCCTAGACACACCAGCAGGAAAAACACTTCGAGCACTTGTTGAGGGTGGATGCCAAGTTGGTATCTCTTCCCGTGGCTTGGGCACCGTTGACGAAAGCAACGGCGCTGCAAGAGTTAATGATGACTTTCAGTTGATCTGTTTTGATATGGTTTCGGAGCCTTCCACAACTGGTGCTTTTATGATGAGGGAAAATAAAGAGCCGAATGTGTGGACAAAGGCTGACAAGATAAACAGACTTTTAAACGATATTGTAAAGGATTAAAATGAAAAAGAGTGACTTTAAAGATCTTATTAAGGAAAGCGTAAAGGAGGTTCTTATAGAAGAGGGCGTTCTTAAAGATGTTATTTCCGAAGTAGTAAAGGCAGTGGGCACAATCCAGACAGAACAACCGGCGACCGACCCACAACAGTCATTTGCAAAGCAGGCTAGCCAAGAGGCAGCCGAGAAACAACGACAGAAGCTAGACGAAACAAAGAGAAAGATGCTTGATGCCATAGGGAACTCTTCCTACGGAGGCGTTGATGTTTTTGAAGGAACAACCCCCATGAGGAAAGCCGGAAATTCAGGACCCCCAGGGGCACCGTCTTCGGTTCTTGAGGGCGTCGACCCAGGTGATTCCGGGGTAGATATTTCAAGCTTACTTGGATCTACTGATGTTTGGAAGCAATTAATAAAATAGGAATGAAATGAGAAAGAGAGCTAAACCAGTTAACGTAGAAGTTACACCAAGAAAAAATGAATCTCCCGAAAGAATGATTAAGAGGTTCACCAAGAAAGTCAAAAAAGAAGGCGTCCTTGATGAGTGGCGCGAGAAACACATGTTCTTTGAGAAACCCACGGCAAAGCGTCGACGCAAAAAAATGGACAGACAAAGAACATTAAAAAGGCTTCAAAGAGAATATGACGCTAAATATAAAGACTAGGAGAAAATAAAATGTCAACTTATTCACCATGGGCAAGCGGTTTAGGAAACTCAGCAGCATATCAAGTTTCCGGAAAGCCTTATTTAACCGGATCTGTTGTTGAAGCAGAGGGATCTGCTGCATTTGGAGCAAGAAACGAATACAAAGTTCAGTTCCCAACTGTTACTAAATACGTTAGAGTTATAAATTACTGCACATCTAGTGAACTAGCTGTGTATTTCGTTCCAAAAGCGACCACACCGGCTGTGGCTACGGGTATTCACTATTATGTTATTCCACCCGCTCTTGCCACAAACTCTCCCTCGACGGGCTCTTTTGAAGCTCACATAAAATGTAAGGAACTTTACATCACTGCTGCCCCTCTTGGGGGTCTTATCGCGGGACCTGCCGCTGGAGCCGTCAACGCCGGGTCTTTTGGTGTTTATGCAGAACTGACAGGTATTGACAAAGCTGATATGTATGCTCTAACCGGATCCGGAATTAGCGTTTCAACTTGGTCGGACGGTCAACACTAAAATTTATTTTCCCCGTCTTTACAGGCAATTGTGTATTGAAACCCACAAAGGCACGATTTTGTAACACCTAAAACCCCTCCATCTAACTATTTATATATGGGCACACATGTTGTGCCAGGAGCGCTCATCGAGCGCTTTTTCTTTAACTTTAATTTAAAATTTAATCTATTAAATCTATGGGAGGATTTATTATGGCTAATGTTTCTGTATCCGAATACGGAAAATACGTTTCTCTTCAGAATGTCTCGGCTTCTGGAGATCCAGCCGAAGCCCCAGCGGGAGGAGTTTATCTCTTCGCTTCTGGTGCTGTCGGTTCTGCAAGTCTTTACCTTCAAAACGAAGGTGGTAGTGCTCTAGACATTGCAAACTTGTCGGTTAACATTGATAGCTTCAGCGCTCTCGGTGGAACCGGTGTTGCTCAAGGGGATTACTTCTTGTTCTCAGACGGTGGAACTGAGAAGAAAATTACTTTCTCTAACCTCGAAGATGCAATCTTCGGAAATGTTTCTGGTGATATCGCAGTTGCTGCTGGTGGTGCTGCTACCATTCAAGCTAATGCTGTTGAAGGCTCAATGCTCAACGACAATTGTATCTCTGGCATTGGCGGAGGAGAATTGGCACAAGGATCACTTGCTGCTGCTGATGAACTCTTGATCAGTGATGGTGGAACACTCAAGAAGTACGGCGTTGACAGTCTTGCAAAAGACGCACCTGCTCTTGTTTCCGAAGCTGCTATGGCTGTTGCGGACGACTATGTTCTTTTCCTTGACGGCGGAGCCTCTGGTGAAGCCAAAAAAGAGCAGTGGTCTGACATTGTATCTAACATTGCCGGTAACGGTCTTGCTGCTGCTTCTGGTGTTCTCGCTGTTGGTGTTGATGATAGTTCAATCGAGCTTAACTCTGATGCTCTCCGCGTGAAAGCACAGGGTATCACCAACGCTATGCTTGCCGATGACGCTGTTGGTGCTGACGAGTTGGCTGCTGACGCTGTTGTCAATGCTTCTGTTGCTGCTGGTGCTGCAATCGCTGCTACTAAGTTGGACTTCAATGTTGACTTGGGTGGCAACGTTACTTTTGGTACTCAAACCGATGACACAGTAACTTTTACTGGACACGTTAATGTTGGACAGCAACTTACTGCTTCACACGCAAGAATCACAAACCTCGACGTAGTTACCATTAACAGTATTGCTCAAACAGAGTCAATTCTTGAGATTGACGACAAGTTAATCATTTCTGCTGTTTCTGCTTCCTCTGCTAATGCTAGCGGCGGTGGACTTAAGATTGGTGGTGGAGCTGATGAAACTGGACACGCATCCCTTCTTTGGGACCACGCAAACAGTGCTCTTGACTTCAACATCGGTGCAACAACTGAAATGCGCCTCGCAGACGGCGTTCTTCGTCCGGAAAGTGATAACGATGTTGATCTTGGTGCTTCTGGTGCTGAGTTCAAGGATCTTTACCTTGACGGTGTTGCTTACATTGACAGCCTCCAGGCTGATCAGTTGGGCGCTGCACTTGACGCAAACAACCAGGCTATCACAAACGTTGACATCAACTCTGGTGCAATTGATGGAACAGCCATTGGTGCCGCTGCACAGTCTACTGCTAAGTTCACAACTGTATCTGGTTCTGGTGCTGCAACATTCGCTTCTACCGTGACTGCTGCTGGTAACTTCCTACCATTTGATGATAATGCGGTTGATCTTGGTTCTTCTTCGAAAGAATTTAAAGATCTTTACCTTGACGGCGTTGCTTACATTGATGACCTTCGTGCTGATGCACTTGGTGCTGCTTTGAACTGCGCTAGCCAAGCAATGACTAACGTTAACATTGATTCTGGTGACATCTCCGCTGCAACCATCTCTGGTGGATTGACTTGGAGCGCCGCACAGGACTTGAACAATGTTGCTTTGACCAACGTTGATGTCAACAGTGGCGCAATTGACGGAACAGCTATCGGTGCGAACGACCACTCTACTGGTAAGTTCACAACCATGCAAGCTACTTCGCACATTATCGCTGGCGGAAACAGCATTGTTGATGGCGGATCTAACTCCTCCATCACATTCGACGGAAGTGGAAACACTGCTGTTGTTAACTCAATGACTGTTGCAGGCGGATACGGTTCTACTGGTGTTACTGTTAGCTCTGCTGGTAACCTCCAGATGAACGGTGACTTGACTGTTGATGGTGGTGTTAGCATTGGTGGTGGATACTCTGATGGTGGATCCGGCTTGTCCGTTTCTTCTGCTGGAGCCCTCCAATTCAACGGCGCTATGACTGCTGGATCTGACGGAGAAGGTGCTGACCTTTCTGTTCACGGTGGTGCTGCTAACGAGAAGATGATGTATGATGCCAGCGAGAACACTTTGTTCATCCAGAATAGCTCTGGAGCAACAATCGTTACTCTCGGTGGTGATGCTTCTTCTGAGTACGCTGTTGACGTAGCAAACGGATCTGACAACGCTAACAAGATGAGAGCGGCTGCATTCGTAACCTATTCGGACGAAAGCCTCAAGAGCGACGTTGCTTCCATGAGCAACACTGCGCTTGATACTGTTATGTCCTTGAACGGTGTTGAGTTTACTTGGAAAGATTCGGGCGACCGTGACTTCGGTTTCATCGCTCAAGAAGTCCAAGCTGTTCTTCCAAAAGCTGTACACGTTGCAGAAGATGGAGTGCAGGGAGTTGACTATTCAAGACTTACTTCGGTTCTCGTTGAGGCTGTTAAAGCACAACAAGTTCAGATTGAAGAATTGAAAGCAATCCTCAAGAAGTAATACTTTTTGATAACCGAGGGCAGGGATCTACGGGTCTCTGCCCTCACCCTTCTTATTATGAAAATCAAAGACCGAACCGACATTCTTCGCTATTTAGAACAATACGATCCTTCTTATCGTATAGAAGGCAATGTTGTGTTTGCCCCCAAAGCTTTTATTATTAACACCGTTGTCCAATGGTGCTATCATCAATTAAATACAAAGAAGATGCAACCCAACGAGATGAATTTTTACCTAATGTCCATAGAGGGTTATTTGCAAGACGCCAACAGTCTTTCATGGGACGAAGACGGTAACTTAGTGATTTCATGAACTAAGTTGTTATTTTTTTGTATTTTTGCTTTTTAAAGAACTATTTACTAAGACGCAAAACGTCTATTTGCGACCAAATATTAGGAGATTATATAATGTCATCAATGTTAGATCAAGCAATTGTGGATGCTAAAGCATTAAAAGAAGCAGCTATTAAAACCGCAGAATCCGCCATCGTGGAGAAATATTCCCAAGAGATAAGAGAAGCGGTGGATACGATGCTCAACCAAGAAGAGATTATCTCTGAAGATGGTGTGGCGATGGATAATATTCCCATGGCTGCATCAGACATCAATGACGCTCCCATTGCGGCTTCCGATGTGGTAGAGCTTGATTTTCAAGAGCTTGAGCAAATGATCGACCAAGAGATGGCTTCCGAGGAAGAAGCAGACGCAGAAGAGATGGTAGATCGCCACGAATTTGCAGAAGACGAAATCGAAGACGCTGAAGAGGAATACGAAGAAGACAATGACCTTCAGGAAAACACCGAGATCGATTTGGCTAACTTATTTGAAGACGAAGAAATTAATTTAGACGAAGAGACCCTAGCAGACATTGCAGAAAAGCTCACCCTAGATTTCAGTCCAGAAAAATCAGGCTGGTTGGGAATGCCTCGATCCGAAGTTGATAGAGGGTATGATGAGTATGACGCACTTGCAGCCCATGCAGACAAAGAAGAGGAAGGCGAAGACGTAATCCCTGCTGAAATTGCTGCCATGAAGAAGCTGACAGGCTTGCAGGAGAATGTCGCGACCCTTGAAGCAGAAAAGAAAGAACTTCAAGAGAAACTCCAAAACCTTCAGTCTAACACCAAACACATTGAGGGCGTTGTCCTCAAGTTAAAAGACGCTTTGAACGAAACCTCCGTTCAGAACGCAAAGCTACTTTACACAAACGAAGTATTGACTAGTGACTCTTTGAATGGGCGACAAAAGAATAAAATTGTCGAAGCTATTTCAAGTGCTAAGTCTGTCGAAGAAGCAAAGGTAATCTTTGAAACCCTTCAAAGCACGGTGAGTGGTACTCAGAAAGAGAACCCAAAAACACTAAGCGAGGCGGTTAGTAGGAAATCTACTTTATTACCACAAACTAAAGAGGCTAAATCAGTTGATCCTCGCATGGAAAGAATGCGTAGATTGGCAGGTTTAAATTAAACACTAACTTTAAGGAGAAATAAAACTATGTCAGTTTTAGATAAATTAACCGAAGGTATCGTTAATCGTGATCTCCAGAAGGAAGGTGCTGCTCTACTTAATAAGTGGGAAAAGACCGGACTTCTTGAAGGATTGGATAACGACCGTTCGAAAGACGCCATGGCTCGTTTGCTTGAAAACCAAGCTAAAGAGTTGTTGCGTGAGGCATCCACCATGGCTGGTGGAGATGTCGAGGGTTTTGCAGCAGTTGCATTCCCAATCGTGCGCCGTGTATTCGGCAGCTTGATCGCTAATGATCTCGTCAGCGTTCAGCCAATGAGCCTCCCATCGGGACTCATCTTCTTCCTCGACTTTACCGTGCTTGATACTAAGCTCGGATACACTGGTGGAGATTCACTCTACGGCGGTGGTGTTGTGGGACAGCAGTTGACAGGCGGTGTTAACCTCACTGGTGCCAACCTTGAGGCTGGTCCATACAGCTTGAACAACGGCTACTCAAGCCCAACTGCTTCCTCGGGTGAATGCATTACACCTGTTGACGCAAATATCATTGCGGGAACTGGTTCTGCTGATGATAATGACTTCAACAGAGCAATCCAATTCGACCCAGATATGTCTGGTTCTGCTGGTGTTGTTGTTGCAATCACTGGTTCTGCTAACTTGGCTCAGTTGGATCTCAACAACCTTGTTGCTATTGCACCTACTGGTTCTTTGGCAAACGGTACTATGGTGAGAAGACTTACACAAGTTCACTCTGCTTCTAATGGCGGAGACGATGTAACCAATGCTAACTTCATGCTTCAATTGGTATTCCAAGCTAGCAGCAATGCAGTTAATGATGACTTGCGTGTTGACTTGGAACAAACAGCAGCATTCTTGCTTAACTTCCCAATCAGAGACAATTTCAATAATGTTACTGAAGCTGGTGGTCGCGGAATTGGTGCAGTTGTTGGTGATCCTACTTGGGGACTTGAGAACACTGATCAGATCCCAGAGATCGACATCAAAGTTGATTCGGTTAGCGTAACTGCTATGACGAAAAAGCTCAAGGCAAAGTGGACACCAGAATTGGGGCAAGACCTTAATGCATACCACAACCTTGATGCAGAAGTTGAACTTACAAGCATTCTCTCTGAGCAAGTTGCTCTTGAGATTGATCGTGAGATCCTTGAGGACCTTATCAAAGGTGCGGCAGCTTCTACTCAATACTGGTCACGTCGCCCAGGTAAATTCGTGGTTCGCGACACTGGTGCCCAGATCGGTGGAAATCTTTCCAACGAATCCTTGATGGGTGCTGACTTCACTGGTACTGTTTCCGAATGGTACGAGACACTTGCAGAAAGCATCAATGATGTTTCCGCACAAATCCACAGAAAGACACTTCGCGGCGGTGCAAACTTCGTTGTTTGTTCCCCAGAAGTTGCTAACATCCTTGAGTTCACTGCCGGTTTCCGCGCTAGTGTTTCTCACGACGATGACCGTGGATCTATCGGAGCAGTTAACGTTGGATCTTTGAGCAAGAAGTTCGATGTTTATGTGGATCCTTACTTCCCACGTAACGTTGTTCTAGTCGGACGTAAAGGTGGATCGTTCCTTGAGAGCGGATACGTTTACGCACCATATGTACCACTCCAGGTAACTCCAACCATTTTCGGTGTCGAGGACTTCGTACCTCGTAAGGGGGTCATGACCCGCTACGCCAAGAAGATGGTTAGACCTGATATGTATGGTCTCGTCATTGTTGAAGATCTTAACGGCTAATTATAGCACGATCTAAACACAGAAAAGCCTCACCATTAACTTGGTGGGGCTTTTTTATTTCTATTATGCTTTAACTGCTATCCAGAACTAATTATTATGATATACCTGCGCCAAGGAGATTGAATGAATGGCTTATCCAACTCTCACACCAGCTAGCACTATCAGCGTCTCTAGACTTCCAGTTACGGGGAATGCAGATAATGTAAATGCTTCAACCAACCCCTTACCGTATGGGGTTTATATCGATCATGCCTCCTCACATGATGCCCTGAAGGGTTTTGTGACCGGCGCAGTCGATCAAGTCGCCTATGTTTACCGGAAGCTTGGTGGCGATGTCCTTGACATTGAAATTACAGAACATCAGGTTTACGCAGCTTATGAAGAAGCCTGTCTTGAATATTCGTACTTGGTCAACGTTCACCAAGCCAAGAATGTCCTTGGTAGCGTTTTGGGTGCCGGTACTGGGTCTTTTGATAATGATGGAGAGCTTCTTAGCGCAGACGCACTTAGTGGCTCAAATGTTGCCCTCAAATATCCCAGGTATGATTTTCAATATGCAAAGCGAGTTGGCGAAACTGTATCTACAGAAGCAGGACTTGGTGGTCTTGTCCCCATTTACTCTGCCTCTTTCAACACGGTTACGGATCAACAAGACTACGATTTGCAAACCCTCATATCTTCTTCGGCTGCTAACTCTGCTAGCGCCCCTTATTTCGAGAAGGTGGGAGATAAAAGAATAACGATCAGAAAAGTGTATTATAAAACTCCGAATGCCATGTGGAGATTCTACGGATATTATGGCGGCTTGAATACAGTCGGAAACCTATCATACTATGGTCAATATTCAGACGATTCTACTTTTGAAGTAATTCCAGCTTGGCAGAACAAAGCACAAGCCATGGCGTTTGAGGACGCAATTTACACGAGAAATTCACACTTTTCTTACGAGATAAAAGATAACAACTTGAGGTTATTCCCAAGCCCGGTGGATTCTTCTCCAAAAAAGATGTGGGTGGATTTCACGGTGGAGACAGATCCTTGGACGGAGGAGAGCAACAAACTGGATGGTGCCAAGGGCATCAACAATATGAATACGCTGCCATTTGAAAACATACCGTATGACAGTATCAATTCAATTGGTAAACAATGGATCCGAAGGTTTGCCCTTGCTCTCTCTAAAGAGATGCTGGGACTTGTCCGAAGCAAGTTCGCTACTATACCCATCCCTAATGAAAGTGTAACGCTAAACGGTCCAGCCCTTGTTACAGAAGCCAAGACAGAACAACAGGCTTTGAGGGACGAACTGAAGACTGTGCTTGATGAACTTACGTATGAAAAACTTGCTGAGAAAGACAGCAACATTGCTGACTCCTCGCAGAACGTACTGAAGAACATACCCCCTTCAGTATTTGTAGGATAATATAAATGGCAGATAACAAGTGGTCACAACCAGATAGTCCTCCTCCTCCCTTATTTACTGGGGAGAAAGAGCGCAATTTAGTCAAGCAGATCAATGATGAGGTCATCGAGAGGGTCATAGGTCAAACTGTCCTTTATTATCCCATAAGTATGCAAGATACTAACTTTCATCCCCTTTATGGCGAAGCGATAGAAAAGACTTTTTTGCCCCCGGTGAGGGTTTATGCTTTGATCGGCTGGGATGGACAGCAAACAACCAATAATTCTTTTGGGGTTGATAAGAGGTCTTCTATTAACATATATTTCCACAAGAGAAGGCTAACTGAAGACCAAAACCTTTACGTTCGAGAAGGAGACTTTATTTTGTATGGCAATTTTCATTACGAAATAGTCACTCTCAACGAACCCCGTCAGCTTTTTGGTCAAGTGGACTATAAATACGAGATAGAAGCAACATGTCGAAGAGCGAGAAAGGGAACTTTTAATGCTTACTAGGATTTAACCAATGTCGAACTATACAGGAATTCCAGATGAAGATAGAGTGGGGATTGATCGAGATCTCAATTTTGCCCCCTCGACTCTAGAGACCATTGATTTTGCACTCTATGATTACATAAATGACGAGCTAGCACTCAAGATAAGCACCAACACAGGGACAAAAAAAGTCCCAGTTATATGGGCATCCGCAGAAAGATCCTTCCAGATTAAGAACAACGAAGAGTATCGAGATGACGAGGGGATGATTATTCTACCCGCCTTAACAATAGAAAGAAAAGATGTCGACAAGAACCCATCCAGAAAGGGTGCTTATTACGGAGGAATGTTCCCTCTCAATACCCAAAAGGAAAAGGGCGGATCTATTGTTATTTCGCGAAAAATAAAACAAGACAAAACATCCAATTATGCAAATGCCACCGCAGACAGGAGGTGGAACAACGTCGCCGCACCCAACTTTGTCAGAAAAGCGACAAAGAAGGTGGTGTATGAAACGATATCCATACCTCCCATTATTCATGTTTCAGTTAATTATGAAATTAGGATAAGAACCGAATACCAACAACAAATGAATGAGTTGATTCTTCCCTTTGTAACGAAACCGGGCTTTATCAATAGTTTCATGGTAAATCGAGACGGACATCGATATGAAGTTTTTCTGGGAGCAAACTTCCGTTCCGACAACAATTTGAATGCCATGGAGAACGAAGAGAGAAAGTATGAAACAGTCATCACTCTGGAGGTGTTAGGCTACCTCGTTGGCGAAGGAGAAAACCAGCAAACTCCTCGATTTTCTATTAGAGAAAACGCCGTCGAAGTACAGATCCCCAGAGAGCATGTTGTGTGGGATGATCCCCTGGTTACAGGCGGTCCCCCTCGCGCAAGTAAAGAAAATGTTGGAGTGGACGGCAAGTATAGAGAATAATTTTGGACTTTCAAAAAACAAAACACTATTTACTAAAGAAATAATACCGTCATAATTGCAAAGACGAAATAAAGGAGAATTCGATAATGTCAGCAAGAGATTACAAGTTTGTATCACCGGGAGTATTTATTGAGGAAATCGACAACTCTCAAATTCCAGAAGCTCCAGAGGCAATCGGTCCAGTAGTTATTGGTCGTGCCAGAAGAGGTCCAGCATATAGACCAGTAAAAGTAAATTCATTCTCAGAATTTATTACAATTTTTGGAAACCCTGTTGCTGGTCAAGAAGCCAGCGATATTTGGAGAAGCGGAATTCCTACCGCTCCCACATTTGCTGCTTACGCAGCCCAAGCTTGGCTTAAGAATAACTCTCCTTTAACTTTCATTCGCCTTCTGGGGGACCAAGACCCGTTGGCAGCAACTTCGGATAATAACGCGACAGCCGGTTGGGTTGTGACCGAAAAGGGATCTTCTACCTTTGCAGCAGCGGGTGGTGGAGCATACGGATTGTTCCTTTTCAACTCGGGAGCATCGGGAGAAGATGCGGAGAACTCGAAAGGGTGCTTGGCTGCTACATTCTATTGCACCACAGGAGCCCCAGTCCTTTCTGGCTCAATTCGAAACCCAGTTACTGATGACCAAGATCATGCATGGAACAGTGGCGGCAAGATGACGGGATCCTCCGCCTTGATTTGCTCTCTTGACACTAACAAAACATTTAAAATAAGAATATACGACGAAGGTGGCTTCCCCTTGGCAAGCGATGGAAACGTTCTCAAGGAAACGATCTTTAATTTTGATCCAACTTCGCAAAATTATATCAGAAAGGTGTTTAACACCAACCCAACTAAGACCAATAGCAATGTTTCAACCCCAACGGATACTTTCTTCTTGGGACAAAGTTACGATAGGCATGTTAAGGATGTGATTTCGGCAAGCACTGACTGCTATGGTCTGATTATGCAAATCGGCGGAACTACCGTTGAAGATGGTGGTAATTATAAATTCGCTACCAATGCTTCACAAACTGGTTGGTTCTTCTCACAAGACCTTAGAAACACTTCTGGGTCTGCCGACTCTGACGAAAACAAGTTAAGCCCATCTTTCGACGCTGGAGATACAGCACTCGCTTCGAGGCTTTTCAAGTTGCACACCCTTTCCACTGGCGAGGAAGAGCAGAGAAGCTTCAAGGTATCCATTGAGGACCTTAGATATTCTAGAAATCCAAATAGCCCGTATGGAACTTTCACACTTTCCATTAGAGATATCAGAGATACTGACGGGGCTAGAAAATATGTTGAGCGTTACACAAATCTTACCTTGGATCCAAACTCTCCAAACTACATCGCCAATCAGATTGGTGACATGTATGTGCAGTGGGACACTACGGAGCATAGATTGGTTGAATATGGGTCTTACCCAAATAAATCAAAGATTGTTCGTGTAGAGATGGCAAATTCTGTAGAGGCAGCGCAGACTAATCCGGAATTGCTTCCGTTCGGCGTTTACGGTCCTGTGAAGCTTAAAGACTTTGACTTTACCACAGACCAAACTCAACTATCCGCTAGTCAGCCAATTGCGAATACCGCTCCTTTCTTGACAGCGGGTTCTGGTTCTCAGTATGGAGCAGTTACCGGATCTGTCGATTTCGGCGCAGTTCTTTTGGCTACTGGGTCAAACGCCCTTCCTTTCACAGGAAGTGTTGAATTCCCAGCCCTCCCGTTGAGAGTTAGCGCCAGCACTGATGGTTTATCGGATCCAACCGAGGCGTATTTCGGAGCACAATTCACGAGAGGATCCTCCTCTGTTGTGTTCGACGAAAGCTGTTTCGATGTTCTTTACACCCTTCCGAACGGAGCGGGTGGAAGTGACGGATTTTCAGCCGTCTCCAATACCTCCCAAGTTTCATGGTACTTCACACTAGATGACTTGGTAACTGATGATGCTTCAACAAAGCCAGCTTATTACCAATCTGGATCCCGCGCAAACGGATCTTCGGTTACTGCGATGACAGGTTCTTATAAGGCTATTCTCGACAAGGGATATGATAGATTTACATCGCCGCTTTATGGAGGCTTTAACGGATTTAATATTCGAGAGAAGGAGCCATTCAATTACAGAGCACTCCCAGAGGGAGCAACTGAGGTTGGCTACTCGATGTATTACTCGGTGAAGAAAGCCATCGATATGTATGCTGATCCTGAATTCATCGAAGGTAACTTGTTAGTAGCCCCAGGAATTGTCAATGAGGGTCTTACCACAAGAATGATTGAGACAGCGGAAGGCAGAGGTGACACCTTGGCAATTATTGATCCTAGAGGTGGCTATACTCCTGCTTCAGAAAATACTCAGACTGAGCAAGAAAGAATTTCGACAACACATGTCACAGATGTTGTCTCTAACATGACCACGAGAGCACTGAACTCCAGTTACGGAGCCACGTACTATCCTTGGGTTAGAGTTACCGACACTATCAGCGGGCGCGGCGTTTGGTCACCACCTTCCGTAGCAGCCCTCGGCGCACTTTCTTACTCTGAAAGTCAGTCCGCCCTTTGGTTTGCACCAGCAGGATTTAACAGAGGTGGATTGACCGATGGTGCTGCCGGTATCCCTGTGACAATGGTTAGAAGCAAGCTAACTTCTAAACAAAGAGATGATCTTTATGACGCAAACATTAACCCGATTGCAACATTCCCGAACGAAGGCATTGTAATCTTCGGTCAGAAGACACTACAAGTTACTCCTTCCGCCCTGGATAGAATTAACGTAAGAAGGTTGATGATTTTTGTGAAGAAAGAAATTTCTAGAATTGCATCAACGTTGTTGTTCGAGCCTAACGTGCAGTCAACTTGGAATAACTTCACCTCCAGAGCAGAGCCGTTCCTTAACAATATTAAGAACAACTTTGGTCTAGATGCTTTCAAGGTTATCTTGGACGACACTACAACAACTCCAGACTTGATTGATCAAAACATCATTTACGCTAAGATTTTCTTGAAGCCAACTAAAGCTGTAGAGTTCTTCGCAATTGATTTCGTGATCACAAACTCTGGTGCAGGTTTTGAGGATTAAAAAATAGTATCAAAACTATTTACTATGAAGCGAAACAATTAACAAAATACACTTCAAAGGAAACGTAATAAAATGGCAGCAAAATTTTGGGCAAACTCGAATGCAGAAGCAAAAAGAAAGTATAGATTTATTTTGGATATTTCCAAGACGGTACCTGGGCAATCTCTAAAGTTTGAAAAATGGGTAATCACCAAGGTCAACAGACCTAGTTTTCAAATCAGCGAGACAACCCACGCATACTTAAATCACACCTTCTACTTCCCAGGAAGACTTACATGGCAAGACGTTTCGTTCACAGTGGTTGACGCCATCAATCCAGACTCCACTGGAGTTTTGATGGGAATGTTATCTGCGTCTGGATATAAATTGCCTAATCAAGCGACAAGCCCCAATGCTCAAGGGACTATTTCTAAAGCCAAGTCTAATATCGACAATGTTAAGATCTCCTCCATTGATGCTGACGGCAACCTTCTTGACACTTGGACACTCTGGAATGCGTGGATTTCCCAAGCTAATACTGGGGATTATGATTACACGGCAGATGACCTCATGTCGATTGATGTGACCATGAAGTACGACTATGCAACATACGCTATCGAGGGACAAGAGAAAGGAGAAAGAATTAACTCTTCTGGTGGAGCTGCCTTCTACGGCAAGCTTGCCAGTCCCGGTAATTCTTAAAAAATACTTAACATTTTTTTCCACCTAGCCTATAATTATCCTACCAATTAAACCACACGAGGTATAAATGAGTTCTAGAAATAACCAAGAGAGATTTGGGGGACCCCTTTCCCCAGATGGTGATGTACCTGCACCAGAAATATTGCAGCAAACTGAAGCCACGCAGCCTACAATGTCTTACATTGCCCCCACTGAGATGGTGGAGTTGCCTTCCAAGGGAGCGTTTTATCCCGAAGGTCATCCCCTTTATAACACAACTGCGTTGGAAATTCGGCACATGACCGCCAAAGACGAAGATATTCTTGTCAACCAATCTTATATTAAAAAGGGCATTGTTATTGACCGCCTTCTTGAGAGCGTAATAGTGAACAAGAATATAAAGGTGGCTGATCTTCTAGTCGGTGACAAGAACGCTGTGATTATTGCCACACGAATTACCGGGTATGGTGAAGAATATTTAACAAAGATAGCGTGCCCTTCGTGCGGAGCCATCTCGGAGAATGAGTTTGACTTGTCCGAAGCAGCTAAAGTCACCACCCCAGACCTAGACACTCACAACGCAACCCAGACTGAGAATGGCACCTTTCTGCTTACACTTCCAAAGTCGGGGGTAACAGTAGAAGTCAGACCTCTTACGGGAGCCGATGAGAAATCTCTAATCAACTCAGAAGCAACTAGAAAAAAGCACAAACTGGCACCTATTGGTCTTACCGACCATATGAAAAACTACGTAATATCCGCTAGTAATCAAGGATCTCCAGTTAATCCGCATGAGTTTATTGACAACATGCCAGCCCTTGACTCTAGGTATCTCAGAAGCACATATAGGGACCTTATGCCTAATGTTGAACTTGTGCAACATTATGAATGCAATGATTGCGGCTATGAACAAGATTTGGAGGTACCGTTTACCTCTGACTTTTTTTGGCCTAAGTGATAAATATATTGAGAGTGTATACGAGGAAATGTTCCTCTTGAAGTATCACGGCGGCTGGAGTTTGCTAGAGACATATAATCTACCCATAATGATTAGAAGGTGGTTTATTAGAAGGCTGCAAAAGCAATTCGATAAAGAAAAGCAAGAAATAGAAAAAGCCAAAAGAAGATCAAGATAGCCTATAACCAACGGCTTATTTTGATCTTTTTTTTTATTATTAATAACTATTTATAACGGAGGAGTATGTCATGGAAGATAACAAAGCGCAAGATCTCGCACCTATCGAGATTAATTTGAAACCCGAAACAATTGACGAAGGCTATCTTAGGATGCTCGGCTTTCAAATAGAAGCAATATTAAAAATGATGTTTGGCGGCTCTTTTGTCCCCACCAGCATTAGGGGTACAAAAGAACAAGTATCTCACTTTGCCAGGGCACTTGGCAACGAAAGGCGATACCTTAGAGCTTTTGAAAAGCACGGCTTGACCGACAAGAGAACTCTAAACAATAGGCACAAATTAGAAAAAGCAATTGCAGGATTTGAAAAGTCCACAGGTATCAAGTGGCCTTTCAAATAGGAAATAACTCATGGCTTTAACACCAGAAGAGCAGCAAAAACTAAATGAATTATTGGAAAAGACCAATCAAGGTTTAGCCAAGCAGGTGGAGTTTCATGCAAAAATGGCGAGACTTCAGGGGGAGGAGGTTTCCAAAGCGAAAGAACTTTCGGAAACGTATGCCCTAAGAGGATCTCTTCAAGCTGAATTGTTAGAGCTTTTGCAAACCGAAGGTGAGGAGCGAAGTAAAATTGCTGCATCTATGCTGCAAGAATTAGAAAGAGATAAGGAAAAGGGAAGAATAAATCGTGAAAATTACCAGGCACAGGTCGCAATTCTCAAAGAAATTCAAACCCTGGAAGCCCTTTCTAGGACAGGTAACGAAGAACTTCAGGCAAGCGCTGAAGCAAGACTCCATACACTAAAGCAACAATTAGCAGAACAAAAAAAGCTGAACGAAGCTCAACAAGCAGGTGTTGTGGCGGGAGCTAGTATAGTCTCTAACATGGGAAAACTCATTGGTTTCTCAGATAATTTGAGCACTGGCATTACGGGCAATTTGTTAAAAGCAGCCTCATCCGGTAAGGGGCTTGGTGCCGCTCTCCAAGGCGCAGCAGCACAAGCCATGGATCTCTTTAGCTTGTCGAATGTTGCTGCATATTTTGTGCAACATATGATAGAGATGGGCGTTGCCATGGACAATGTTGCCTCTAACTTTGTAGCAGCGACAGGGGCATCTAGAGAATTTGGGGCAGTTATTGAAGATAGCTTCTTGGCTACAGCCAAATATGGTGTCAGTATACAGGAGGCAGGATCCGCCGCTGAAGCCCTCACTCTAGAATTTGGTAGGTTTTCGCAGCAAAACAACGAAGTTAGACAATCTCTTATAGAATCCGCCGCCCTCATGGAGCAATTAGGAATTAGCTCTCGAACCACCGCAGATAATATGACTTATTTGGTTTCGGGATTAGGGATCGGCGTTGGCGAAGCCCAGGCAACTCTAGAGAGCTTCGTGACAACCGGGCGACAAATGGGCATTCCAGCGAGCCAGATGGCTGAATCATTCGATGCGCTTCAACCACGCCTCGCACTTTTTGGCAAAAACGCACCTCAGATTTTTGAACAAACAGCAAAGGCTGCTAAATCTCTAGGTATGGAGGTCAACGATCTTGGTCAAAGCTTGTTTGCACTCAGTGAAGGTCTCGACACATTTGATGAGGCAGCCGAAAAAGTGGCAGCATTTAATCTTACGTTGGGCGGCTCTTTTGTCAATACTTATGATTTGGTGATGGCAGCAGCCGAAGGACCATTTGAGCAGATAAAACTACTTCGAGACGGACTCGAAGCGGCGGGTAGATCGGTAGCGGACTTGGATTTCCGAGAAAAGCAATTTATGGCACAGCAGTTTGGGCTTGAAATAAATACTTTGACAGCCATCCTTGACGGACAAATAGACAGTCAAGATGAGCTTAACGAACAAACAAAAAGTCTGGAAGAAATAGCAAGAGAGGCTGCTCCTTCCCTTGAGATATTGTCTCAATCCTTGCAGAGCTTAACTGGCTTTTTAACTGAAACTGCGGATATGTTTAGGAGCGTGGCGACTTCCCTGGGTGATGGTCTTGGCTATGTGATTGGCGTCGTGGTGGTTGGCTCCATTGCGTTAGCCATCAAGGGATTTCTATCCGCTAAAGCGGCAGCCAAGGATACGCTTAATACTGTCAGAGAATTTACCACTTCTCTCAACAGCTTTTCCCAGTCAGCTCTAACCGCAGGAGCGAGCGCCGAGATTGCTTCCGCTGGCATGGGAGGCATAGGGGAAGCCCTTGGTGAAGTAGCCGATGAAGGTACAGACGTTGCAGGTACAACAGGGGACATGGCAGATGAGTTGGGGGGTCTAGCTGAACAAGCTGATATGGCTGATGGCAAGATGGGAAAGCTAGCGGAACAACTTGGAATAGTGGCAGCAGGATATAGCATAGCCTCTCTCGCACTGGGACCTTTGACTGACATGTTTGATTCTCTGATGGGTCCGGATTACGGATACATTGCTGCCGGAATTACTGCCATCGCTGTAGCCGCCGCCCTTGCAGGAGCAGCTTTTTATGGGCTCATTACCGGACCACAGACAGCGATTGCCTATCTCGCTGCTTTTGGAATAGCAGCCGCAGGCTTGATGGCATTGGCATCGGGACCCACCGGAGGCGGCGCACCAAAAATGAGCAAATCCCCTGACCTAACGGCAGGCGCAGGTCAAGCAAAGGGTTTTGATATGGGAGCCGGAATGGATGACTTTATCGTCCAAGGGGAAGTAAGCGGGAAGCCAAAGATTACTCCCATTAATTCTAAAGACGAACTTATCGGAGCAAAGCCGGGAGGTCCCGTGGATGAAGCCTTTAACAGAACAGCCGCCCCCACAAGCCAAGTGCCCGAAAGACTAATTGCCGCACTGGAGAAGATAGCAAACTCCATGAACACACCAGTAGCCGCTGGTGCAGGATCAGCACAGCCAGTACATGTATCACTAGAGTTGGATAAACGCAAGTTTGGATCCGCAGTGGTGGACATCGTTAATCGCGAATTAAATTTATAGGAGGGTCCATAGGTGAGTGAAGAAAATCCAGTAGTTATAAAAAAGAGCCCGGTTACGGACTTGCCAAACGGAACCACCCTTAATGACACTTTCCGTGGATATGTCAAGGGAAAGCTGCTTAGTGTAATCTACCCATCCACCCAGGAAAGCCTCGAATTTAATTCGGGTATCATCGATAGTTTTTCCGATAACTTCTCAGCCAAATGGTCCAAGGAAGAAAGCTATGGGCGCATGGACTATATTGCGAACTACTCCAATACACAAAGGAGCATGAGCGTAAGTATAATTTTAATTGCGGAATCAGAAACTATAGCACAAAGAAACATGGCACAGATGTCAAAGCTATCGCAATTCATGTATCCCACTTACGAGGGGGGAGCGATCAAGGATCGCCCTCTTATAAAAATAAAAATGATGAATCTTATTCAAGATGCGGCAACCGGCGGACCCCTGCTTGGATTTATTGAAAGCTTGGACCATAGTTTTGATTTAAAAGAGGGTGCCTTTTTTTCAAATGGAATGTTGTTTCCTAAGTTTTTAACAATTAATTTTAACTTTTCACCCCTTCACTCCCAAAGGCTTGGGTTCGTGGCAGGATCTCAAAATCAAGATGCTGCAAATTTCCACGCATTCCCATATTCGGTCAAAGAAAAGGGAGGAACATCACCAGCGGAAGATATGCAAACCGTTACACCCGCCCCCGACGACCCAGAGAGGGAGCAAATGGAAAGCAACCTCCCA